GGGTGTCTCACCATATTATTGTTTCTTTAATCCACCAGTTGGTGTTGGAGTGGGTGTTGGAGTGGGTGTTGGTGTTGGAGTGGGTGTTGGAGGGGGAGGGTGTTTAGCTTATGGAACAATGATAAGACTCTCTAATGGAAGTTCTGTTGAAATTGAAAGATTAAAAGTTGGGATGGAGCTAGATACTGCTTATATTCCAAACTATCCTCAAACTGAAGATCCACAAGATTGGTCACCAGCGTCTGTTTGGTCAACAAAAACTTTAGAAGGAATTGTTCCAATTACAACATTTGTTAAATCAGTTAAGCATAGAATTAATCAGGGGTATTATACAATTAATGAATTTTTAAAAATAACATGGGAACATTATGTATTTGTAGAAAGAAATGGCGAGTGGCAATTTTTACAAGCACAAGATTTAAAAGTAAAAGATAACTTAATGTCTTTTCAAGATAACAGCATTATACCAATTAATACTATAACTTATGACAGCAAGATGACTATGGTAGTTACACTAGAAACTGGCCCAGATCACCTTTATTACGCAGATGATATTTTAGTTCATAATTACCGACCACCAACAAAACAATAAGGTTTTTATATGAAAAAAACTATTTTTATTGGTTTTCCAGCTTATAATGAAGAAGATATTGATTTAACAATTACAACAGCTTTAAGTAATGCAAAGTACCCAGAAAATGTTCATTTTGGAATATTGTTACATTATACTGACGGCAACTTTCCAGATATATCAATGTATCCAAATGTTAAATATGTTAAATCAGATTATTCAATAGGATTAGGCACTGGGCAATCAAGAAAAATTGTTGCGTCTTTATATGAAGACGAAGATTACTATTTACAAATAGATGCTCATACAATATTTAAAAGTAATTGGGATACAATACTTATTAAAAGGCATGAAGAATTAAATAAACTTTTTTATAAACCCATTATAACAACTCTTGTACCAACTTGGTCAAAAGACGATTTTGGCAATATTTTAAATCAAGATGATAAAAAAGATATGTCTGATATAGAACCTTGGGGCATGACTTTTAGAGAGATTAATGAAGATATTTTTGCCAACACTGGATTACCAACACCACATCCTCAAAAAATAAATTTTAAAACTTTTTATCATGAGCAATATTTAATTGCAGCAAATTTTCTTTTTACAAAAGGCACGTATCTTGAAGAAATTCCTTTTGATGTAAAAATTAAATACCATGAAGAAAATATAACTGCTATGAGATCTTGGACTAGAGGTTATCAATTTTTTGCAATCAAAGAAGACACAATGTGGACAAGAGCCATGCATAATAAAACTATGCCTGAAAATTCCTGGAGAAACATGCTTTCTGTAAAAGATAAAAATAACGTAACATTTTATCATCTTGCAATAGAAGGGCTTTTAAGAAATAAAGATCTTTTGACGGGTAAAGTTTTAGGTAAATGGGGTGCCCCATCTCAACAAGATTTAGATGATTATGAAGAAGTATCAGGAATTAATTATAAATTATTTTATGAGCAAATGGAGCAATTTGCCAAAACTGATAAAGCCGAATATACTAGAGCAAGGCATATTTATGATTTAGAAAGAAGTTATAATGTTTGGTAAAAAAAATAAAGATCAAAAACAGTTAATTGAATTCTATCCTTGGACAGAAGACGTATTTCAGATAGTTGACGGTCCTGTTTCAGCAATTAAAAATGTTCCTGATTTTTGGAAAAAAATGCCAAAATATCATAGAGGAGATGAACTTGTTTTAGGTCCATTAGATAATAAAAGTGTAAATGCATCTCTAAAACACTGCATGGTTTATTTAGATGCACTAACAGGTGGCTACCATTATGTAACTTGGTGTGATATTGTTGTTAAAAATGTCAGAGGTATTCCACAATTAACTTGGAGGCCAGATACGCTATCGCCTTTAGCTGTTAGACATGTAGAACAATATCCTACACCACCAGGGCATTACAACGCACACTTTTCTTGGAATATGCATTGGGGTGTAAAAACGCCAAAAGGTTGGTCTACTCTTTTTACACACCCCTTAAATCGAACAGATTTACCTTTTACGACAGTTTCAGGAATTATGGATACAGATCAATACTGGGGTGCTGGAAACGTCACATTTCACATTAAAGAAGGTTTTGAAGGGATAATCCCAGCGGGTACGCCATATATGCATGTACTTCCAGTTAAAAGAGCTGAATGGGAAAGTAAAGTAAACAAAGATCTGCAACAAAGTGCACATTGGGCAATGGAAAGAAAGAAAAAATACATTGTTGGGTATTATAAAAAGCATCTTTGGGTACCAAAAAGATATAGATAGTAAGTAATTTTGGCAGGTAACTGTTCAATATTTAGGCTTTACCTAGTAGAAATGGTATTATAAGCATATGGGTAAGATGAAAGTAACACCAGTTGATGAAGTTAATTGGGGCATGTATGTTTGGCAGATGCCAGACGGTTCTGTTGTAAGAGACGAAGAAGGAGCTTATTTAAGCATTCCTTCAATGCGTGGAGACATCAGGCAAATTAATAAATTAAAAAAAGCGGCAAAAGAATATGATTTAGATGAAGGTCAGCCCCTGTTCTTTTCTGGTCACAGACCCGTTACCGATGAAGAATTAGAAGAACAAAAATCTCGGGCAGAATTAGGTTTAGTTCCAGACCCTCAAGATTTACCAGCAATGATGGAATACGTTAAAGAAATGCGGGAGATGGAGTTAGGTTAATATGGAACACAATGTAACAATTATGAATGATGATGAAGGCGATGAGGTACAGATTACCTCAGATGCTGATCTTGGCATTTTTAGAAAAAGAGAACAAGAATTTCCTGATCCATTTTCACAGCCATGGGAAGAGATTAAAAAGTCAGAAGGATTAAGTGCAAACTTTAGAAGAAATGCTTCAAGACTAGAAAAATCCTTTACTGGTATTCAAGATGCTAAATCTAAAAAGCTTGACCCATTAGATTTAACAGGATATTCATTATTTCAAATTGTTCAACCTCCATACAATATGCTTTATCTAGCACAACTTTATGATGTATCTCCATATCATCACTCTGCAGTAAATGCTAAAGCAGCAAACGTGGTTGGTTTGGGGTACAAGTTTGATAATACTTGGAACACAACATCTAAAATTGAAGAGGTTATGGATAACCCAAAAAAACTTGATAAATTGCGTAACAAGTTAGAGCAAGCAAAAGAAGAGTTGCGTAATTATCTTGAATCAATGAACTCAGATGATTCATTTATTGAAAATATGAAAAAAGTTTTTATTGATCTTGAGTCAACAGGAAATGCTTATCTTGAAGTAGGACGTACATCAACAGGAAAAATTGGTTATCTTGGACATATTCCTACAACCACTATGCGTATTCGTCGTCACCGTGATGGCTTTGTACAAGTTGTTTATAACCGTTATACATTTTTTAGAAATTTTGGAGACACAGAAACTCCTGATCAAATTGGTACAGATCCACAGCCAAATGAAGTAATTCATTTTAAAGTATTTACTCCATCAAACACCTATTATGGCGTACCAGATATCCTTGCAGCAAAAAATGCTGTAGCAGGCGATGAATTTGCACAAAGATTTAATTTAGATTACTTTGAAAATAAAGCGGTACCACGTTATATTATTACTGTAAAGGGTGCAAAGCTTACAGCTGATTCTGAGCGTAAGTTGCTTGAATTTTTCCAAACAGGACTGCGTGGAAGAAATCACAGAACCCTTTACATTCCTCTACCATCTGATGGTGAACAAGGTCGTGTAGAGTTTGATATGAAACCTATTGAAGCTGGAGTTCAAGATTCTTCATTTAAAAACTATGCTATTGAAAATAGAGACCGTATTCTTTTGGCCCACCGTGTACCAGTATCAAAGCTTGGTATGCCTGCAAATGTTTCTTTGGCAAATGCTAAAGATGCTGACAAAACATTTAAAGAACAAGTATGTCGTCCACGTCAAGAAGAGCTTGAGTTTAAGATTAACTTGATTATTAAAGAATTTACAGACGCATTTGTTCTTAGATTTAATGAACTTGCACTTACAGACGAAGAAACACAATCACGCATTGATGATCGTTATCTTAAGGATCAAGTTATTACTCCTAACGAAGTTCGTGCTCGTCGTGGCATGGCACCGCTTGAAGGCGGTGATGCAGTGCTTATTATTAATCCTAAAGCAGCACAAGATGCAGCATCTGATGCAAGTGGAAATAAAACACGTAGTCAAGATAGAACATTAAATGCTCCTGACAAGATGGGTACTGGACGTAACCCACAAGGAGAGGGAAGACAACAGGATTAATAAATGGCAACGCCACTTGATGTATTAAATGTTGCTAGAAGTCAAATAGGTTTTATTGAAGGACCTATGAATGAAAACCCATACGGAATATGGTATGGCATTCCAAACGCAAGTTATTGTGCAATGGGAATCAGTTGGTGTTTTGGGCAAGTTGGATTATCAAATCTTGTTGCAGCTCAAACTCAAAAAGGTTTTGCATATTGTCCTGCAGGATTAAATTGGTTTCAACGTCAAGGCTTAGTTGTAAATAAATATCAAGCACAACCTGGTGATCTTGTTTTCTTTTCATGGGGAACAGGTGTTGCAGAACATGTAGAAATTGTTGAGGCAGCAAGTGCCGATGGATTAACTACAATTGGTTTTAATACTAGTGATTCAACAGGAAAATCTGCTGCAAATGGCGGAGGATGTTATAGGGAACATCGTCCATATCTTTATGTTATGGCAATTGTAAGACCTAAATATCCAGTAACTGTTCAACCAACAAAATCTATTGCTACAAGTAAAAAAGCAACGGCAACAGTTGCTACTGTTGGAACAGGAGTTGCAGGAGCACTTGGAATGTCACATACTGGCACTGCTAATAATTCAACAGCAACTCCGACACCTACACCCACTGCATTTTATGCTCCACCATTTCCATCAACATCAAATTCTTTTACATTAGGTCAAACTAATGATGCAGTATTAACAGTTCAAAAAGCTTTAGTTAAAAAAGGCTTACTTGTAGCAAAATATGCTACGGGAACAATGAATACTCAAACACAGGCAGCACTTGTTATATTTGATAAAAAAGCGGGTATTATAGTAAAAGCAGGACAAGTACCCCAAATAGTTTATGATACTTTAAAGGGATCATTATGAATCTACATCATCACTTTAAATTTAATATTGGGGACGCTAAACAGCTTGGTATAGCCATGATATCAGCGGGTATCCCGTGGGCATGCCGTGGTTTTGCCCATGATGCAGCAACCCTTTGGTATACATTTGGCGGGTTTATAACTGGCGGTCTAGTATCACATAATTCAACAGCATCTCCCAATGTAATGCCACAATCTCATATAGAAACCCCCTATGTTAATAACATAAATGATGGGGACAAAGGGGTTCCTCCTCAATTTACAATCCCAGGAAACCCACAAAATCAACAATTTCAGAACGTCAAAATTGTTCCAAAAGAAGAAAAAAATATTAGTTAAATTATGTTTTATTCATAAAAACTGATACTATTTATTTACATATGGACATTCAAAAAACTTATTGGCAAAATAGCGAGTCAACAATGACTCTTGCCTTTCCTATTGCAAAAGTCAATAAGGAAAAAAGAACTGTGTCAGGATTTGCTTCATTAGATAACGTTGATCATCATGGGGATGTTGTAACAGCAGAAGCAAGCAAGAAAGCCTTTGAAAGATTTAGAGGAAATATCCGTGAGATGCACGGACCAAGTGCTGTTGGAAAAATGATTAATTTTAAAGAAGATTCATTTTTTGATAAGTCAACAGGCAAAAAGTATAATGGAATTTATGTAACGGCATATATCTCTAAAGGTGCACCCGATGCATGGGAGAAGTGCTTGGATGGAACATACGGCGGATTTTCAATTGGTGGTAACATCAATGATGCAAAGATGGAAAAGGTAGACGGAGAAGAAGATACAAGAAGAGTTATTCATGATTATGATTTGCATGAACTATCACTTGTAGATTCTCCAGCAAACCCACTTGCAAATATTTTTTCTATTCAAAAAATGGCAGAAAATACTCCAACAGAAAATGTATTCTGGTGTGCAACAGATGAAGTTGCATCAACATCAACAGCAACAACAAAAAGTTGTGTTGTTTGTGGAGACAGTATGTCAACAATTGGTTGGGTAGAACAATCTGATTCAGAAAAGTTTGAATCAATTGAAAAAGTTATTGATTCATATTTTAAAAAAGATGATGCACCAACAGCTGCACATGAAGCAACAGAAACTGCTGCCCCTGGTGCAAGTGGTAATGTAATTGATAGCACAGTTGGAATCAATCTTTATCCTGATCAAAATGAAAAACAAAAGGTTTTGTTCAATGATGGACAAAAAATCAAGAAAGCTGAAGGAGGTAATGAAATGGCAGAAGATACAGAAGTAACAACTAATGAAGTTGTTGCAGAAGCTCCAGCCGAAGAAGTTGCGGTAGTTGAAGAAGTAGCATCAGTTGATGCTGGGGAATCAATTGAAAAAGCTGTAACTATTTCAGAGGTTGAAGATACAATTGACTTTGAGAAGATGGTCAATGACCTTAAGAGCTTCCTTGGAGAATCTCTATCAAAGAATTTAAATGAAAATAATGATGCAGTACTAGCAGTTACCAAGATGTTTGAGGAAACAACATCAGGTATTCAAAAGGCAATCTCTGATTTAACAGAGAAGTACGATGCACTACAAAAGTCGGTAACGGACATGTATAGCAAGATTGACTATGTTGATCATCAGCTAAAAGGATTTGAATCCGCAACCGCAGTTAAGAAGTCCAGTGACCTTAATGGATCATTGGAAGAAACAAAGATACAAAAAAGTCTATGGCAAGGAACCTTCCTCGGGTTATCAAGCATAACAAAATAAATCTATAAAAAAAATAAGGTGGTGAAATAAAAAAATGAGTAATGAACTTCTACAAAAAGTAATTGATACTACGAACCTCGGTTCCTCAGCAGTCAACGCTTCTACAGATTCTGCTACCCTTTCAGGTAACGGTCTTCTATATCCAGATCAAGCTAATCGCTTCTTGGATTACATGTGGGATGCGACAATCCTAGCTAAGGCAGCTCGTACAATTCGTATGCGTTCAAACACAACCGAAATTGATCGTGTTGCAGTTGGACAACGTATCATGACAGTTGCACAAGAAGATAATCCACGTGATTATACTAACTCAACAGGAGCAGGTTTCGCATCTGCTGCTGCAACATTTAACAAGATCTCTCTAACAACACGCAAGTTGCGTCTTGACTGGGAACTTTCATCAGAGTCCCTAGAGGACAACGTTGAGGGTCCAGATCTAGAAGATCACATTGCACGTTTGATGGCTACCCAAGCTGGTAACGACATTGAGGATGTTCTAATCAATGGTACTGGTACTGGATCTGGTCTTCTTTCTGCATTTAAGGGATTCCGTCAGCTCGCTCTCGACAACGCACACGTTGTTGATGCACAAGGTGTTGGACTTGACAAGGCTGTATTCAACCTTGCAATCAAGACACTCCCACGTAAGTACAAGCAACGCCGTAATCAACTTCGTTTCTTCACAGGATCGAACTTGGTACAAGATTACTTGTACAACCTAACCGCTATGACAAGCTCTGGCTTCAACCCATTTGATATCGCTTCAGGTATCATTCGTGGTGATGTCGCTGCTAACGATGGTGGTCCAGGTTCTGTAACTCCATACGCATTTGGTATTCCAGTTATCAACGTTCCGTTGATCACAGAAACCGTTGCAGGAGATTACAGCGGTGCTACAGGCTATCATGGCGATGTACACTTAACATTCCCACAGAACTTTATCATTGGTATTAAGCGTGATGTAACTGTGTATCGTTTGTTCCAACCAAAGAAGGATACAATCGAATATACACTTTTCATCCGTGTTGGTGCACAAATGGAAAACTATGACGCTCACGTTATCGTGAAGAACGTCAAGGTTGCTGGTTCTGTTGCTTCAGGTGCGTTCGGTTCCGTTACAAACGGTGCAAACGTTACAGGTGGCGTAAACGGAAATACATACTAATATTAATTAGTTGCAAGATTAAGGGCGGGAGTCAAATCCTGCCCTTAGTCATTATCTGATATAATTAACATGACGAAAGGTATAAAAATGTCATTTACAGATCTAAAAATCGCAGAATTAAGAAAAGCAGCAGAAGCTTTTGGTATTGATTCAGAGGAATATAAGACAAAACCAGAAATCATTGCAGTCCTTCAAGAAGAAGGAATCTCATATGATATGTATCAAAAGTTTACTAATGTTGAAAAGCAAGATATTGAAATCTCTGAGCTTGAAAAGAAGAAAAGAGAACAAAGGATCATGAAGACAACAAAGTCAGTTCTTGTTAAGATGGAAAGAGATAATCACTCTTACAATACAATGAACTATACATTTACCAGAGAGCACCCATTCGTGGCAATGTCCGAATCAGAAGCTCAAGCTATTTTTGACCATCAAGATGGATTCAGATTAGCAACTCCTAGAGAAGCTCAGGAGTTTTACGCTTAGGAGGCAATAAGTGCAAAACATAACCAGAAATCAAGAAGCCAAGGTTCTTCTAAATGTCTTTAACAGTGGCATATTATCACAAGCAGACTCCCTGCCAACCTTAGCAATCTATGACGCAGATAATGATTCTGCACCAATTATTGGTTATGAAAATTGCACACCAGTTGACGAGGTACCCTCTGGAATATATTCTTACTTGCTGACACCTGCTATTACCAACATTAATAGAGTATTAGAGCTACGCTGGACATATATTGTTAACGGAGTTTCTGCAACACAAAATGAATATTATTCTGTAGATAGCGTATATGCTACGCCTTCAGATGTTATTGATTTCTTTCAGTATGGATCAACTCCTTCAGAGTTAAATTATCAAGATGAAAATAAAATTATTGCAGCTGAAAAAGTTGCACGAACAATTGTAGACGGGTACACAGGACAAAAGTTTTGGTGCTACTATGGAAGCCAAGAAATGTTTGGTAAAGGCTCAGATGCACTACAATTTACTGAAAGAATGCTTACAATTGACAAGGTATGGGAGAACGATATTCTTGTTATTGATAACACTGTTACTCCTTATGTCAACACATTTGGTTTCCCTCTTGAAATTACACAAACAGGATTTGCAGTAAGAATTTATGATCAAGGCTGGGATGTAAGATACGACAATAACGTAGATCCAGCAGTCCTTTATTACGGACGTTTTCAAGATAATGCAAGATACAAATTTCAAGGTCAAATTGGGTACAAGTATGTGCCAGATGACATTAAAATTGCAACAATGCTTTTAATTAATGATATCTTAGCAAATGACTTTAACTGGAGAAACAAGTACTTACAAAAAGTTGATCTTAGTGAGATTTCATTTGAAATGGCAAAGGGAGCGTTTAACGGAACTGGTAATGTAACCGTAGATAATATCTTGGACCAATACCGTCACGTTAATATTGTAATTATCTAATGTTTAATTCATTTATGAGTTCTATTATGAACATGTCAGCAGAAGTTTGGGTTCAGCAAAATGCTCAAAACCCAGACACTGGTGCTATTACAAGAGAATGGGTTTATAGTAAAACTATTCCTTGTAAAGTAGAACCAATTAAATCTGGCGGAGCTTCAACCAGAGGAGATAGCAAACAATTTGACAAAGGCTCTTACGGCGGGTATGCAGAAAAACTTCAACTTCGTGTAAAATCTTTAGAGTTACTTAGTAAGCGTTGGAGATTAAATGATATTCGCTCAAGCGATGGTCAACAAGTTTTTATTGAGCTTGACAGATACGGTGAGCCAGACTCTATTTTTGAAATATTTTCTTCACATCCAGTATTAGATCCGTTTGGCAAAGTTTCTTATTTTGAAGCAGTTCTACAAAGGGTTCCAGTACAAAGCAATGATAACACTGAACATTAATGCTAATAATTTAATTAGCCGTGTAGAAGAAGTTGTTAATAGTGCCAAAGAACTTTCACGACCTACAGTCTTGCAAGAAATAGCAAAAGCTGTGTTTACAATAACAGGTGAAAGATTTGCACTTGCAGTAGATAGGTTTGCTGTACAAAACCCAAAAAGAATGCATCACGTTTATGAATGGGGCGGATTAGGTAATCCAAACGCTAGACTTTTTGTTATTGAAAGAGCAAGTATTTTAAATGGCGTTTTAGATATAAACACAAATTTTAATTTATCTAGGGTTCCTGTACCAGTAAACCCAGAGCTTCAAATTCCTGGACCCACAGGAAAATCTGTTACATCACAAAGTGTATTTAGATATAAAGCTCAAGTTATGGAAGAAGGAAGACCAGTAACTATTCAATCTAGTAAAATTTTAACATTTTTGGGATCAGAGGGACAAGTATTTATAAAGCCAGGAACTGTTATTACAATTAACAATCCAGGCGGTATGCAAACAAAAAACTCTTTTTACAACTTTATGGTTGAGTGGTATACAACAAATGCCGATTCAATTATGAATTCGTCAGGGTTATATGAGAAAATAGTTAATGATGTATCTTTAGCTTTGACTGCAAATAACAGGATAGGTGTTACGGGTGTTAGAAGCGTAGTTAAAGCAGTTTCAGAAGAATATTCTAAGGGAGTAACAGCAATCAAATGACAGCAGATTACACAAGAGTTGCGTCCTATGACGTAAGAAAAGCAATATTGCAAGAGTTAGTTAATGCTAAATTAATTAATTTAAATTCATATATTGCAGATGGATTTACTACGCCTTTAATCCCAATTATTCCTGCTCAACAGGTTCCAGAATTTAACAATTTGCTGCCAGCTAAAACATACATTATTTATGATGTTATTCAAAAAAGTCGGGGAGTTCAATGGTGGATCTCTGAAGAATCTATGACCCTAGAGATAACATCTACCTCATCAGAAGAAGTCCAAACAATTATTAACTTTTTAATTGATTTAGTTCGTAGATATGATCTTTCTGCAAAAGATATTAATTTAGAGGTAAACCCAACAAGTCCATTTACCTTTCTATGGTTTCATCTTGAATCAGCTGACCCAATCCAACCATTTCAAACAGAAGGTGGATTTATGACTGGAATGCTAACATTTCATTACGCTTATACTCGTCAAACCGATCCTCTTACTGGCAGATATATCTAAAGTTTGTTTTATATCTAATTAATGCTATGATTAATCCCGAGGAAGTAAATTGTCATCTTTGTTAATTTTAAAATAAATAAGGTGGTGAAATAAATAAATGGCTACAAGTACTAGAAACGTTATCGTCGGTGCAGCAAACCTATACATCTCTAACAAGAATGGTGCAAACCGACCACTAACAACACCAAGTTACATTTCAAGCAATATTGTTGCAGCAGGCTCTTCAGCTAATGCTCAACTTAATGCAGGATCAGATTTTCGTCAAGTAGGTTTTACATCTGCTGGACTTGAAGTTTCATACGAACCAGTATACGGTGAAATTTTGGTTGACCAGCTTCTTGATGCAGCTCGTCTATTCAAGCAAACTCTCAAGGTTATGCTTAAGACAGAACTTGCAGAAGGAACTCTTGAAAATCTTAACGTCTCATGGGGACAATCAGATTATGTTACAACTTCAGCAGGTTCAACAGTTTATACTTTGAACAATACAGGTTCATCTACAGCAACCCTTAACTTAGTTGCAGGTGCAGTAGGAGATACTCCTGTTGAGCGTACAGTTGTTTTCGTAGGTTCTGCCTCACGTCAAATCGGATCACAATACGATCCATCACAGTCTGCAGGTGCAGGTGGATCAACAGGTCTTCCACATACCTCAGATCTTAAGCAAAAAGAGCGTGTTTACATTGCTCGTCGTGTTGTTCAAATTGATACAACAATGCATGCTTTAAAGCGTGATGCTGCTACTGTATTCCCAATCAACTTCCGTTGTCTCCCAGATGATGCTGACGCATCATACGCAGGTGCAGAATACGGCGTTGTAATTGACCGAGTATACGGCACAATCTAAATATAACTTAATATACAACTTAATATAAAATTTCAAGCCCCGTCAGAAATGGCGGGGTCTTGAATTTGTTTATACTGATTTTATTGGTATAATTTAACTAACAAACAGAGGAGCTATTAATTGGCAACAACAGTATATGATGTAGTAGAAATTGAATTAGCTGATGGTACAACGATTACCCTCAAGCCATTACCTATTAAACAATTAAGAAAATTTATGACTATTATACAAGGCATGGACGCAGATAACGCTTCAGAACAAGAAGCAATGGATTTCTTTATTAAAGGAGCCATGGTTTGCTTGGAAACAACACGACCAGAACTTGCTTCAGATAAAGATAAATTTGAAGAGTTAATTGAAGTTCCTACTATGATGAAAATTCTTGAAGTTGCAGGCGGTCTAAAGCTCACAGACCCAAACCTTCTGGGAGCAGCTCTAGTTGGGACGAACTAGATCTTCGCTCCTTAGAGTCCGAAGTTTTCTTGCTTGGTCATTGGAAAAACTTTGACGAGCTAGAAAGTAATTTGTCTCTTGAAGAACTTACAGCTTTGCTAGAAGTTCAAAGGAAACAGGTTAACGAACACAGAAAATTCCTTGCAGCAATTCAAGGAATTGACCTTGATGCAGAAGATGAAGAAGCACCAGATATTACAATGAACTCTGGTTATCA